CTGCTGATGCTTTAAGTTTAGACAGTTCAGCGTTAAACGTGTCGCTTTCATGGTCTAAATTTTCTATTTTCTCTATTAAATCAAAGAGATGCTGAGTAGACCCGCGCTCTTGCATATATTCTCGGAGCGTGTCTTGCCGTATCTTACGGTTTCGGGTCTTAGTGTGTAGTTGTTTGTTCTCGCTCATTGGATTTGTTCCCAAAAATACGATCCCAATTATCTCGGAATGCTTGCCGACTTTCTGCCGTTCCCTTTCTTGCGTGTTGACCCTTGCCCCCATGTGTCCAATTGGGGAAATGTCTCTCCGCAACCTCAGGTTTGAGTTTATGGCGCATGTCCGGCATTAGATCATGACCCCGAAAATGAACCCGCCCAGGAATGCCGCACCTACCGCCAATGGGGTGAAAATCGGCATCAAAAGCACTTCGAGATTTAATTTTTTCAAAATTTTTTTCACTGCTAACCCTCCGATTTTATTGGACTTTTTGCATTGTAGCAAATTATTTTGCATTTTTTTTACTTTAGGGGGTTGACAAGTTTTTACTAGACATTCATAGTTCGCTTATCGCTTCGGCGATTACTCAAAAAATATAAGCATCAGACGAACGGAGTAACACCATCAACAACGCACAAGTTAAAGAACTTATCGACGCCGGATTTGCCCGACTCTATCCCCTCACTCACTGGACGCACACCGACCACCGCGCAGCAATGCTCGATTACGAGTTGAAGATTCAAAAGCAATTTCGCGCTGCATGCCCGCACGCTCCCAAGTGGCAGCACACTAACCAAACCGTTGCAAAGTATTTTGTTATTCACGCAGTCAAACAAGCTCTAGCGTTTGACACCTTCCGACCCCGCGACATTCTGCACTGCAAGCAATCTTACATCATCGCCCAAGCTCTCAAAGATCACGACGAAAAGAAACTGCGCGAGATGGTCATTGACTTCGATTGGGATGCCTTCGACTCTATCGAATACAGCTATTCAGACCTTTCTTTTCGATCAACAGAGGAGGCGGCATAAGCCGCCCATAGGGAGCAAGACAATGACTATTGAATTCGAAATTGACACTTACAAGATCCCCGCTTTTGCGCTGTCAGCCATAGTGAATGGCGACTACAGCGGAATCATAGATGATGATGATGAGGCTTTTGTGGACAATCTCTGCGAGTGGCTCGATGAGGAATACGGCGCGGGTAACTGGCACATAGGAGACGTGAGCGAGCAGTACTTTGGCAGATCAGACTTTAGCTTCTTACCCAGTGAAGTCTGCGATGTTGACATTGCTTACAAGCTGGTAGACCTAGACTAAGGAGGCGGTCAAGTGAAAAAGTATCTCGACATAGCCGCCGCCGTTTTGGTTCTGGTTTGTTTCTCGTTCCTCATGGCCTACACGCTCATAAATTGGGCGCTAGGCTGTGGGGAATCCTTCCCCCAGGCAGACGGTACACGCATCCAAGGCGAGTGCGTAGAGGTTCGCCGGATCTTTGACCTATGAGCATTCAAGAAGTAATGCAAGCGGCAAGGAATGGCAGGTCGGTCAAATGGCATCATGATGGATATGATGTGATTTTAGATAGCCTTGATCGGTTCTTGGTTGTATGCCGAGACAATCAATACACTACCTTCCTATATGAATCTGATGCAAAAGATTGTTACATTGCAGATGTAATTTGACCTTTAATCCACACGGCCCCCGATCTTGGGGGCTTCGCTTTCTTCAGATTTTAAATAGCCGCCCACCTCTCGCTCGATGAGCATATCAATATAATGCTTGGCTTTTCGGAGATCCTCGACGTTGGGCCTTGCCTCTCCGTCCTTGACCTTTAACCGCCATCGCGAGATATATTTTACTACGTTTCCCTCACAAAACCCAAGGTTATTCGCAAGGATATATTCCGTGGGCTGGATCATCATTAGCTTGTAATGGTTGCCGCCGACTTGATCGTCAAACACGCTCATTCTAAAGCCTCCGCTGTTACTCTCAGTCTCGTGACCTCTCCAAAATCTTTGTGCAAGACAACGCACGTCATCGATCTGTCGGCCCCATAACCCGACGCGTTATGCCAAGCGTCAGTTGGTGGAAGAATGTTCCAATGTTCCATCACCATTCCCCCCATTTCTTTGCTTTGCTGATGGTGAATATGTCCTAACCAACAATACGTTCGACGGCTCTCTCCCCACTCCTTCCGAAGATTTCTGGTTATCGCTTCATAAAGCCTGTTCGCGTTTATCTTATCTCCGTGATGCGTGACGATGAGATTCTGACCGAACGTAAACCATACGAACTTATTGAAATTATCCAAGACCGTGACCCGTTTGTCATGTTCGAAATACATTTGGATGGCCGTGTTTAGAAACAAGGCGGCATCAGGATCGTGGTTGCCTCTCGCGTTTACGATCTGGACATACTTGTGCTTCTGAAGCATTCGCAGAACGATTCGTTTAATCAGGTGAGTGCCCGCCCTAATGGTTCGGCCCCATCTGCCATCGGAATCGAGCAAGTGTTTGCTAGATGCTGTGGTGCTGGTGCTGTCTTGGATGTGGAAGAAATCCCCGAGGTTGATAAGCGTACCAATCGAGGCGTTCGGAGCCGATGCGACCAAGCGATCAACTGCGTCCTCTAAAATTTTCTCTGATTTGTCAACGTCCCAATCCTCTCCCGCTTCTTCGCCCCAGGCGTACATTCCGATATGATGATCTCCGATTAGGTAGCAAGCCATCAGATCGTTGTCAGTTTTGGTGGGTTTGGGCAGGGGTTTGTGGACCCCTTTCAGTTCATCCTTCAGCCCTTCCGTTAGCTGCGCGACCATCTCTTCCAAGGCGATCTTTTCCGGTTCCTGAATGTGCCATTGCAGCTTGATCGAACCGTCTTCGCCATAGGCGGTTGAGACTCGTTTGGTGGTGAAGCCAGGCGCAGTCGGATGGGTTAGATCATCGTTCGGGGAATAGCCTCGGCCAGCCGCTCGCTTTTGAATTGCCCGAATAGCTTTGTGGATGTTCGAATGATCGCCACCAATCTCCTCTCCTATCTCTCTGAGAGTCAATCCTTTGGCACAAAGCTCAACGATCTTCCTCTGGCGCTCTGTCAAGCAGAACTCCAAGTGCTTTAGTGAGAGGTTCATTCTTCTTCGGGAGCCGTGAACATGCTCGAAAAGATATGCTGCGCCACGGTCAATCGACCGATCACTTGCACGAGATCTTCAGGGATTTGGGAGAACACCCCAGGCAGGTCCAAGGTGTAGCCGTTATCATACTCGCAGATAACTACCGCGCCCGAGATCTTGCCAGCTTCAGCCTCGTTCGCTATCTGCCTGAATAACGCCGCGACGTTCTCAGATCGTTTGTCCAAGAGTGTGACTGTTCCCATCGTTCAGTCCTTTGTAATGGGCGAGCAATTCTTTTAGCTCTGGGATACCTAACTTCCGTTTTTCATGTGGCCCTTCTAGCCACTCCACCCGCTCTTGTCCGATTTTCACTAGCAAGTTTGCCCGATATTCTGTCAAGTTGCCACTCTTCCAATTATTACACTGGGCGCATTGGGCATGGCAGTTATCCGGCTCGAACCTCAGTTCAGGGTGACCGCCCACGGATCGGTAGTGACCCGCATGGATCTGCCCTGTCATTACTCTGGCGCATGAGATGCAGGGCTTTCCCTTGTCTCGGGTTCGGATATATTTATTAAACTCGGTCTGTGTTCGACGTAACCAATAGGCTCGATCTGTTTCTCTAGCTGTCTTCTTTTTCTTGCGATTCTCAGCCAGAGCTTTTCTCTCTTTTTCCTTTTTCCCCCAAGCCAGTATGCACGCCATCTCATTGCAGGTCTTTTGAAAGGATGTGAACTTAGGTTCATATTTATCTCCGCAGACTTTGCATTTTTTCATTACTGATTAACCATAAAAATCAATAGGTTATGTCTCCCACTTAATCGGATCTCTTAACTGAAACCCCAAACCCTCGAAGTGTTCGCGCACCTTGTCCAGGTACTCAGAATGTTGAGCAACGTTCATCCCTCTGGTCACTGGATAACCGTGAGGCTCACGCATCATCTCAAGTTTGTACTCATAGGGAATTGGTCTCAGGATCCGGTCATAGCTCTCCCGATAGCTGGGACTGTCACGTCTCAAGATTGGTATACCAAAGTGAAGTTTGCAATAACCCCTGTATTCCTCAGCGGTCATATCCCCTTGCTTGGCCGCGTCCCGCATCCACATATTCGCAGTCCGATTCTGTGCGGTTGACCGATCTTTACCTGCTCTCCTAATGAAGACTTCCATCGGATAGGTGAACTCGCACTTCCGCAGCATATCCAACAGTTTATTTTTGTCATCAGTGCCGTGTAGCACCATCTCGATTTCGGCCAATTCTAGCGGTTCAATAACCTCACCCTTTGGGTAGGTATTACTTTGCTTCATAATCGCCTTGTACGCCTCGTGCTTGCGTCTGACAGCCTGTTTATCCATGACCTTATCTCAAGTTTTTGAACATGGTTTTGACTTCAGCGATTTGTTGGTCAGTGACCACTGGTAATAACTTCGATCCAGTGACGCAGATGTCGTGATGATATTGGGTAAATTCATAGGCTCGACAGATCCGGCAGAGTTGCGGGTAGTTATTCACGGGTTCCGTGGGCCGATAACCGTCGATCTCCTCAAGCATTTTCTTGAACTGCCCGAGCGTAGGCGCACGACCTGGGTACTTGTCGATCATGGATTTAGCGCATTGCTCAATCGCATCATCACGATACTCAAGCAAATGCGAGAACCACATGCGCTTGGTTGCCGCTAGGTCTTCGCCTTCCTGACCATGGTTGAAGTTTGGATAGGCTAGTTTGAGCGTAGCGAACAGACGATTGATCGTCGCTTGCTGAAGCTCACCAGTCTGTGTGATTAAGGATCGCGAGTGCTGACTTGCTGACATTGGTATCTCCTTTCGGTTCGTAAACGGTCTTCCATCCTTGGGCGTTGGCTTCCTCGATCATCGCGGTTGCATCACGCCCTTGGCTGACAAACTTCTCGATTCTGCCGAGCAAGGTTCGTAAACCTCGTGGCGTGTTGGTTGCCTTGAGTCGCTTTCTGGTTTTTATGTATTCATCCCATAAATCCATATCAATGCCGAGCGCAGCAACGCGAGCGAGAATGATTTTTCTTTCTTGATTGACTATAGATTTATTCTGTTTCTGTTCTGTATCTGTATCTGTATCTGTTTCTTGGACCGTTACAGAAACGTTACAGTCACGTTTCACCTTCGTTACACTATTGCTAAGTCTTTGTTTTTCCCTGTATTTCTTGACTCGGGCATGACTGTTATCAGATAAGAATTGACGATCATCCCATCCAATTGGAATCCAATTAGCATCAATCAAATTGACATCCATTAAGCGCCTTTGGATCTCTTCCAATTCGCGTACTTGGACCCCTAACTTGATCGCCAAAGACCGCTCGAAGAACTCATCACCACCGCCTAATTCTTGCGAGTGACAAGCCATGATTGCTATGAAATGCCAGCGATCCTCGAACGCCAGCATCCTGATTTTGTGATTGTCTACGATGTCGTTGTACAACCTAAACCATTGCACTATAAAGCTCCTTCTTGCTTAATGC